CGTTCACTTATACCACCTTTCACCCCAACCAAAAGTTTCCTTTTGATAATATTGAAAGAGGCTCACGGCCAAGTGAGGTACTAATTAACTTACGCATGCTTAGCAAGCATCCTGTGGGTTGCCCCATACAACAGCTACTAACTTCCAAAATATAAATAAATCTATGTCATCTCATCAGTCCACTAATGCGGACAAAATGAGCCTTAACAGGAATGTTAAGATCCCTCGGATGAGTAAAGATTCAATTAAGAATAGAAATAAACTTAAGTGAATCAATACCACCTTGGGGTGAATAGTCAAAGTGTATTTTGCAGATATTAGTCAAAGTCATTTACAATACATTTTATCTTTTTGGAACCAATTCCAACACCACTTTGTCCATAAAGGATTAAAGTTTGCAGTAAAATACAACAAGGATGTCAGAAATGAATTCCTTAGGGTATTTATATTGCATAGTGAAGGACAAAAGTCCACAAGTAAAATGAAACCATTCAACTGTAATAGTAGTCTGTCAGACCGATTCAAGAACTTCGTTGCTGCAGTAAAATTAAAGCGTAAGTTGTTAAAACTTATCTTGACTATACTGTATGCTCGGAGAGTCTTTACGGATGACGTAACTCGTGATCTTAAACCCATTAAAGATACATTGCGCGAAAGCGCTTTGCCGTTTATAATGGATATTAAGAAACACCTGTTAGGTTTCTGTACAGCACTATTCAACTTGGGTAAGTTTAAAAGGCAAATGGCAAGGTGAAACAATAAATTCTTCCTTACTACTAAATCAGGACCGAATGGTCATGCTTTATTAGCCAGTTGGTATGAATTAACAGTCTTACCAATAGAGCTCTTTAGAGATATTGGTATTGTAGGTGGTAATAAACTTGCTCAGACTATGGAAAGCCTTAAAAACGCTTACTGAATCTGAGAAATGATACTGCCATTTTCAAATGGACTAAGAAGAAATACACTGGTAGCTACAGAAAATTGTTTGCTTTTCCTGATAAGGAATTGAAAACAAGAATTGTTGCTATGGGAGATTATTGGTCTCAACTTGCACTGAGAGGACTTCATAATTTAGCTTTTGCTATTTTAAGGAAAATCCCTCAGGATTGTACATTTGACCAAACTAAATTTACTAAATTAATATCTCAAGAAGCTTATAAGAAATTTGCTTGTAGTGCTGATTTAACGGCAGCTACAGACAGATTCCCTATAAAACTTCA